GGGTTGTTAGTTGTGTAATCTTTTGTTGCTTCCAGGAATGCTTCCAATGTATCACTGGATTTAACTCCTTTTTCTAACCTGCTGATAATCTCATCAAAAAGGGAATCTGTATATTTAATCCCATTTTTAATAAGCTTGTCTTGACTAGGCATACAACTCATCTAAATTATCTAATATCTCATCAGTCAACCCCTCTTCAACAGGTTCGGTTTCTTGATAATTAAAATTCTCTTCAGGCATTACAGGTTCTTCATTAACATATTCCACTCCCGCCTCAGACTTAAACAACAAAGTCAAGGCTTCATGAACAGCACTGTTCTCACTATCAATAACCCCTTTATCCATCAATGGACTAATGATCTCAAACAATTTCTTCATATCCCCGGAAGTGAATTTATCAAAACTAAAAATTGGAGCTTTACGTGCCGGTCCGAAATTCAAGTCTACAACAAAATTTATTTTATCTTGAATAGTATTGGCGATTTCTTCCAAGATACCATCGAACACCAATTGTCCAAATTCCAATTGAGTTTGTGACTGTGCATAGGTACCAGTCTGACTGTTATCCCCCATAAGGAGGTTACCGATGAACATACGTCTGAATATTTGATTGTCTTTGTAAGCTAATGCTTTGAAGAATATTTCCCCATTGTGACTTGATTCTAATATTCCCACTTCCTCATCAGTTGCTATTGTTAAACCGAGAGTTCCATCAGCAATATCCTCAAAAGCATATAATAGTTCATCACGACTGGTGGGGTCATTAGTTTTACCATACATTGTAGGTAAACCGTTTCGTTCTGCAAAGGTCATTAACCAATTCATTAAGTTTTCCTTATCTTCAACTACAGGTAGGAAATCATACAGTAATCCATGGCCTTCTTTTTCATCATATAAAGAACCAAAGGAATATAATAAGCATTTATACACTGGAATTTCAATATCATATCCATCAACGTTTTGATGAATGCTGAGCAGTTCTCCAGTATTTTCATCATAAGTGAATGGATCATTTTGCAATGTCTTAATATGAATCGGCACTATATTAGTGATTATTAATTTTCCATCCTCATTAACGTCAAATATTAATTCATGAACATTGAAACCCCACATTATCGCAGGAGTCATTTGTTTAACTAATGTGTTGATTTCAATTTTCATGTTGGTTAACATGTCCTGGATGAAATCATAAACCTCAGAGTCTTCTTCAGTGTTAGTTAAAATCCATTTTTTAGATGATAATAAGTATTTCAGAATATCAAAACCTGTGGCTACCTGAGTGTCACGTAGAATACTTAAACCTGTTTTATATGAAACTCTTTTTTCATTATTTCTATCGAATAAACTAATGAATGATTTTGCCTTTTTTTTAGCGGTTGTTCCAACCGTACTGACTTTACTTGCACGTTTGAATATTTGATTACTAATGTTACTCACAGTACTACTAATACTCATGATTATCTCATCCTTTTACGTTTTCTTTTACCTGCGGTTTTAACTTGATTTCCATTATTTTTTTGTGATAAAAATAAATAAGCGTAACTTAATGCATCAATAAGGTCTTCATGTTTTGATAATGGAAATCCTTTTAATTGTTTCAATAATATTTCACGTTGGTTGGCGTTTAAAACAAAATGGATTTTACCCTCCATTAATGCATATTTAAAAGCTGTGGCTCTGTCTACCTTGGAGCCTACGGGTTCGGATTGTTCTGTCCGGTAACCTGTGAAATGTTTTTTGTATTGGTTGTATAATTCTTTTGCAGCACCGCCTTTGGTTCCGGTCTCCATCAATATCGGGACATTCGGGGTGTCTTGTCTGGCAACTTGCTTTACTATCTTCAGCAGATCGTCACCATATCTTGCCATGGTAACTTCTGTTACATAGTAAGTGCCATCTAATAATCTGTACATTTTGCATGATGCGGTGTAGTCGTTGTCTTTGCCTGGTTCTTCGCTGCTGTATGCGAAATCCCATGACCTGCATTTGCCTATGATTAATGGGTTATTGTAATCGAATTTTTCTTCAAATATTACCCAATCTAAATCAAAGAAATCTCCGGTTTCGTCTAAGGGTTGGCCTTGATATTGAGCTTCAAATACCCTGTCTCCGACGTCCTCTCTTTTTTCTTCAAAGAATTCTGGCGTGTATTTGTTGGACCATATGCAGGTACCGTCTTCTTTTAATGCTTTTAGTTCAATGAAGTCATATTTATCAGGATGGTTTTCTTTTAATCGCCCGATAATGTCTTGTGTGTGCCATCTGGTCCCCAGTACGTATAGTTTGCTGTGGGGTTCTAGACGGGGAAGGAGTATCTCTTTAAACCATTCATAAAGATTGTCAAGTAATCTTTCTGTGGTGTCTTTCCATCCTTTGATGAGGTCATCGCAGATGGCTATGTCTACATCACGACCTGTGATTGTACCTCCAACACCTACAAGGTCAATGCTTCCTAATCTTTCTCCTTTGCTATTCTCAAAACTGAATGATGCTTTTGCGTGTTCAGCTTTGGATAGGTAAATGTCTTCTGAAGCTAACAGGTGTTCATTGTCTATGAATAATTGTCGTAATCTTGTACCGAACCTTTTCGCTAATGTCTCATTATAATTAACAATAAGTATGTTCAGCTTAGGATTTGTTAAGATTAACCAGAATGGAAATGATAATGTTATCAAGGATGTCTTTGCGGTACGTGGTGGTTGAGTTACACATAAACGGTCTTTCTTGTCGTCATCAAAGAGAGTGTCCATTAATGCATCAGATAAGTCTTGAATATGTTTTGCAGGTATGCTGTCTTTGACGGTTATTGCGGAGTAAATATCATAAGGAGTTAAATCTTCAAAAAAACTGTCAACATCTTCAGTCATTACTGTTGAGGTCATTTAACTCACGCCGTTTCTGCTTGATTCGTTCCATCAAATTAACCTTAACCTTTTCAACATTGATTTCAACATTAGTGTCATCCTGCTTTAAGATATTATTCTTTGCATTCACTGCACTAATTCCCTGCTGACGCATCTTCAATTTCAACCCTTCCACTTTCACCTGGTCACATTCAGGATCATCAACTAAACGGTCAATATCAATTCGAGTATTAAAAGACTCCTCAATAATCTCATCCAATTTTTCCAAATCACTTACTGTTTTTTTAACTGCTTTGTTCTTTTTCTTTTTGCTTTTTATTTCCTGCTTTTTTTCAGCTTCTTTTTTCTTTTTATATTCAATAGCTACCTCTTTGGGTATATTCATTTTATTCTTACGATAATTGTTTATAGCAGTGTGGGATATGCTTTCATTATATTCATTTTTCAAATAAGCAGATACGAACCTTGGAGATTTCCCCTCTAATAATAAGTCGTCTATTAAATCTCTGTGTTCGCTTTGTTCAACTGCACTTCTTGGAGGCATGTTATCTACATCCAATTCCTAATTTTTGTAAAGGTTTACAGTGTAAAGTGTAAAGGTTGTAAAGGTTTACACTGTAAAGCAATGTAAAACTTCACCTTTTTTTTGAAATATCCTATTTAAAAAAATGAGCTAATATTAAACTTAATATTGTTAATCCAATTCCAACATATGCTATGTACTGATTGGTTTTTTGCCTGTCCTCATCACGTTGTTTACGGGCTTCTTCTTTGTATTGTTTTAAGACATTTTCTTGGGTTTCTATTTTTGTTTTCAGTTTAGTTACTTCTTCTCTTAAGTCGTTATCGTCTTTTATCGAATTTACTATAGAATTATTAACTGTAGCGGTTAAATTATCTATAGATTGTTTTATTTCATGCATGTCTTTTTTTAATTCATCAATACGTTTGTCTTTATAATCTGCACGGGCTTTTAGTTCTGCTATTTCTCTGCTGTTTTCTTGTATTTGTTCTTCATGTTGGGTGCAGGGTGTTTCAACAGGACTCATCGTCATCACCAACAGTTTCATATTCAGGGTTTAAATTTTCATATTCTGCTGCTGGATCAACATCTTCTGTAGGTACTAGGCTTGCGAATTTTTCCAATATTATTTTTTCAGCTACATCAACTCTTTTGTCTT